AACATGACTCCAGTGCTTCATTACAAAATGTTAGATCAAATTGCCACAGGCGATGCTGACGTATTAAACATGTTATTTCGAGGATCCGCTAAAACTACTTTAATGGGAGAGTATCTCTTTCTTTATATAGCTACTTATGGCGGATTTCCGGAATTTGAAGTCGAATTAGCACTGTATGTCTCAGACAGTATTGAGAACGGTGTTAAAAATATGAGAAAAAATTTGGAGTACCGTTATGAAAATAGTGATTTTCTTAAAATTTATGTTCCTTATACTAAATTCACCGATATTAGATGGGAGTTCCGGAACGCGGAAGGCAAAACTTTTATTGTTAAAGGCTATGGAGCTAGCACAGGTGTACGTGGTAGTAAGGAAATGGGTAAGCGCCCAACGTTAGCCATATTAGATGATTTAGTTTCAGATGAAGATGCAAGATCTCCAACTGTTATTAAATCTATTGAAGATACAGTTTATAAAGCCATTAACTATGCTTTACATCCACAAAGGCGCAGAATTATATGGTCAGGTACGCCGTTTAATTCAAAAGATCCACTTTACAAAGCTGTAGAGAGTGGTGCATGGAGTGTGAACGTTTTCCCAGTTTGTGAAAAGTTTCCCTGTACTAAAGAAGAATTTAGAGGCGCCTGGGAAGATCGGTTTACTTTTGAGTACATTGAGGAGCAATACAACAGAGCAGTTAAAACTGGTCAAATTGCTTCATTTAACCAAGAGCTCATGTTACGTATTATGTCTGATGAAGACAGACTGGTTCAAGATGGCGATCTAATTTGGTATGAGCGTAAAGGGCTTCTTAATAATAAAGGCGCTTATAATTTTTATATTACTAGTGATTTTGCTACAAGTGAGAAAAGTAGTGCCGATTTTAGTGTTATATCGGTTTGGGCACTCAATAGTAATGGAGACTGGTTATGGGTAGACGGAATATGCAAACGGCAATTAATGGATCAAAACATTGATGACTTGTTTAGATTGGCTCAAATGTACAAACCTCAGCAGGTGGGTGTAGAAGTAACAGGACAACAAGGCGGATTTATTCAGTGGATACAAAGAGAAATGACTAACCGCAATAATTACTTTACATTAGCGTCTGAAGGTAACAGTAACAGGCCCGGTATACGGCCAGCTACAAATAAAATGCAAAGATTTAATATTGTTTTACCTTGGTTTAAAACTAAAAAAATATGGTTTCCGGAAGAAATGAAACAAGACCCTATTATAGTAGAAGCAATGGAAGAGCTTTCATTAGCGTCAGCTGCAGGATTTAAAAGCAAACATGACGATTTTATAGACACTATATCTATGCTGGGCTCTTTAAACTCTGGGAGACCTAGCCAAGAAGTAGAATCTTCCATTGATGATAATAACTCTGTAATATGGAGCGATGATGATACTGAAAAATCTTCCCATTATGATTCATATATTGTTTAGAGATAAAAAATGACTACAGCCGCAGAGTATTTAAGACTAACAGAAGCAGAAGCTAATTCTGCAGCAACCTCAGCTGTAAATGTTCAAAACCAAGTAGCTGTTGCAGAAACATTTGCAAACACAGCTACTACTTATGCTAATGCTGTTGGTGCTAGTGTAGCTGCTGCAGAAACTGCTAACATTGCTGCTGGTTTAAAAGCTATTGAGTCTGAAAACTATAGAGATCTTGCATTATTATGGGGAAATGCGGATCCTAACGTTGTAGTAGAAGATAGTCTCTACTCTGCCAGACATTACTCTCAATTAACTGTAAATATGTTAGCTGCTATGCAGGCTAACTTAAATGCACATGAGGGAATTTATACTGATAATAAAGCTGTAACAGATGCAGCAATAGCATACTTAGGTTTTCGTTTAGATACAGGTGTATTATCTTTTGACAGTACTGCTCTTGAAGGATTAATTACTGACTTAGAAAATAACACTTCCGCTCAAATGGAAAACAAATTAAATACAGTCTTATACAACACAGATCAGCTTGAGTTAGCTGCTTTTGCTAAATCTAATGATATTTCTACAAGTAATAAAATTATAGATTACTTAGATGAAGCAGGACAAATAGCATTACAAGCTATGATTACAAGTTCAACTAATCAAACAAAGTTAAGTTATGCTGGTGTAGTAGTAGATGCAGATACAGGCGTTATAACTAGCGCAGCAGGTTCTGCGTTAGCTACAGAATATGGTTTAAGAGTAGCTGCAATAGAAGAAACAATTGGCTCATCTGTTCAGCCTGGATTAGGAACCATGCAAGCCAAGTACACTATTAAAACAGATGTAAGTGGACATGTTGCTGGTTTTGGTTTATTCAACACTGCAAATACTGATACTACTAGCTCAGGATTTAGTGAGTTTGTTATAAATGCTGATTCTTTTAAAGTAAGTGGTAACGATCAGTCAGTAACAGCACCATTTAGGGTAGTAACAAACGGTGGTGTAGCAAATGGTGGTGTGTGTATTTCATCTACTGGTGTAGAAACTGGCGGAGTGTCTCAAGCAAGCTGCACTGCAGTTGTTGGTAATAAATGGTTAGCACCCGGCGTTTATATGAGAAGCGCTGAAGTTGGGCAGCTTACAGTTACTACAGCTAATGTAATTGGGTTACTTAATGCAGAAGGTGGGATAAACACTCATCTTATAACGTTAACCCCATCTGATGTTGGTGCGGGTACTTCGGGAACTAGTGGCAATAGATTAGTAATAGATTCGGATAGTATTCAAGTTTGGGAAAACGGAGTATTACGAGTTAAAATAGGGAATCTTTCATAATGGCTTACGGGATTAAAATGTGGAACTCTACAGGAGAAGTTACATATTCTAGTGAAGATGTTACATGGAATTTATTAGCTTCTGTTGTAGCTCCTGAAAACTCAGGAGCAACGTGGACAGTTGATGCTACCGGTTTTTCAGACTTTATAATAACACGTCAAATGATTGATGAAGTTCGCCCAGACCAACAATCGTACATACACACTGTAAATTATTTAGGTAACAGTAGTACTTTAACAGCCGCTGCTCCAAGCTCTTCGTATACTCAACGTACGTTGATTACGTTACTAGGAAAATAATATGTTTGGCGCCAATATTAAAAATAGCAACAACGATGTGTTAATAGATTCTAATACACACAATTACCATTATGTAGGTAAACTTAATCAAACTTCACAATGGAACATATCAACAATTTTAAGGGAAAGCGGATCATCTACACATAAGTGGAACTCGCCTAATGGTTTAGCATCCTCTCAATCAACAAGTATTATTCATCAGTTCCGGTACTACACTAGTTATAGTAGCAAACCACCTCTTTGTTTTGTTAAACCAAGGTCATGGGGGCCATCTTCTCCCTTCTTTTCAATAATAAATACTTTTTATAGTACAAGTGGTTATTGGGAAATTTGGGTAATTCACAGTAATACTGGATCTCATATAGGTAGCCCTACATTGTACTTATTTGTAACAGCAGGCGAAGTATTCCCAACTGGATCAGATAGTTTTGGGTTCCAGACTTTAAATGCAGCGGGAGATGTAACATTTGATAGTAGATATAGACCATTAAGAGTAACAAGTGCTGGGCAGTATACAAGCCCTACAGCAGCAGTAAGTGGATCAAAAGGAAGTGGTACTACCCCTTATCTTTCTCCTAATACAAATTCTCAATTTAGTACTAGCAGCACTGTGCCGATTAGTGATGTAATTATACATTGTCCTACTTTTTCAACAGGATGTTGTGAGCATGATCATGAAAGAGAAGCAACTTATAGCCACCGCAACTTCTTTCAAATAGTAACTTCTACATACGCTTGGGGAAGGTATGATTTTTGGTGGTCGTTTTATAGAACCGGGATACAGCTTACTAGTACTTCAGCTTTGACAGTAGGGTACATACATTATGTAAATGGCCATGTGTGGGAACATGCATACGCATCAGGTGGGTTTAGCTGGGGCAACCTCTTGGGTGGTTTACTCCTTGGAGGACTTACAGGTGGTATAGGTTTTGGACTGCTTTTGGGCGCTATAGCAGTTTCTACAACTGTAAATAACGCAACAATATCTGGTGCATATTTACCTTACGCAAACAGTACTAGAAATGCTACTGAAGCAGCTACCTATATAATATCAAGAGCGTCTTATTATGATTAAAGCCACTAGTTTTAAGGTTTCTAGTACTATTAGCAAAGATGGTATGCAGCTAGTAAGATGTCAGTTATTCTTACCTGCAGAAGTAGAATATGTTACCTTACCTGATGGAACAGAAGGTACAATAGAATTAGTTGAATCTTGGTATGAAAAAATACTCCTTCCTAATGATCATACGCATCAAGACATAATTGATGCGTTAGTAGAATTAGGTGGACTAGATTTAACAAATGA